CGGGCTGCGGCGGCTGCACCGTGATCAAGTGGCGATACCACAACCCGGAGAGGACCGTAGTGCTCGGGGTTCAAAGGCTGGCGAGGACGCTGGCGAGGCGCACGGACGCGATCCACATGAAGCGGTTTGACGTGAGGATCGACGTGGTTGGTGACGAGGAGAAGGCCGGTGCCGCTCACTCCTGAGCAACGGAAGCTCTGCGACGCCAACGGCGACCGCATCTACAACGGTCGGGCGTATGAGGCGCGGCGGGCGCGGCTGATCGAGCGCGCGGGCGACAAATGCGAGTTTTGCCGTGTGCCGAATTACAAGACGGTCCGGCGGGCGCACGGGGGTTCCTGGAAGCATGGCGACCACTGGTACTCTCCGGACGGTCTTCCGCCCCGCGCGTGGCGCAAAGTGCGCACGGTTCGCATCGTGCTGACGCTGGCGCACCTGTGGCACGATCCGCAGCGCAACGCCGACGACGAGCTGGCGATGCTGTGCCAGTGGTGTCACTTCCACCACGACACGGGCCAGCACAAGCAGACGCGGATCGCGCACAAGGACGCCAGGCGGCCGCTGTTCGCAGCGTTGGAGGCGGCGTGACGGAGACGCAAAAGCTGATCCAGACTAAGATGAGCGCGGTCGTGTGGATGACGGCGCGCGAGATCGCCGACAAGGCCAACCCCGCAGGTAGTGTGGTGCACGGGCTGGGCGTGCTGCTGCGCTTGGGTCTCATCGAAGCGAAGCTGCTGCGCATGCGCCCGTTGAAGGTGTACGGCTACCGATTAGCGAAGGGCGAGGAGGTGGCGCGTGCCAACAAAGCAGCCTCCTAAGCTCGCAACGAAGGGGGAGGTCACCCACAAGGTACGGTTGGATCGCGATGGCTACGTGCGGTGCCGCGTCTGCAGCTGCACCGAGCGCGAGCCGTGCGATCCGCCGTGCTCGTGGGCGGAAGAGGACCTGTGTTCCCTTTGCGCCAGCGCGGTGGACGCTCTGTTCCACTGGGAGAGCGGCGCGCATCGCCCGAGCTGGGCGGCGCTGCGGCGCGACGTCGCGCGACTGCTGGGGGGAATGCGATGAAGGTCGGCGACACGGTGGAGGTCCTGACGCCCGGGGCGCTGTTCCCGAAGGACGTGCTTGGCAAGGTGAATCGGATCGCCGGCGACCGCGTCGTGGTCTGCTTCCCTGGGAATTGGCGGGTCTACTACCTACCTGATCAGATTCGAGTGGTCGATTCCGTGGAGGAAGGTAAGGAGGTGCGGATGGCGCAAGAGGCCACGGCGAGGGCCGTGGTCACATGATCGTGATACCCGGCAACGAGCGGGCGGGTCCGCCCTGCCCGCTTCCCTGCCCTGCCTCAGAGCTTCTCCAGGTCGAGGCGGTTCACCCGCAGCGGGGCCTTCTCGCCCGTACACGCGACGCGGATCTTGCCCATGAGCCCGGCTGCGCGGATCATGGCCATCGGCAGGCCGGTGATGTGGGCGGCGCGGCGCACGCCTACGTAGTAGGGCTCCGGCTCCGGCGGGCCCAGCCTGGCGCCGAGCTTCTCCAGGATCGGGCCGAGTTCCTGCATGTGGCTGATCGAGGCGGCGAAGGCGTCGAGCGCGGAGGCGACCGGGGCGACGGTGGCCAGCGCGTTCGCGTAGACCTCGCGCGCCGGTGGCTGGGGTTGGCCTGGCGGGATGGCCGGCACCAACTCACCGGATTCGAGCTTGTCCTTCAGGGCCTCCACGTCTCCGATGGAGTAGCGACCGCGGCCGATGCGGCGGAGGTGCCCGGCTTTGGCGTAGCGTTCGACCTGGCGGATGCTGCATTGCAGACGCCTGGCGGCGTCGTCTCGGGTGAGGAATGGCTTGGTCATCGGGATAAGTATACGACGCGCGGGCCTGGCCCGCGTGACGTTTTGGGCCTTAGATGATCTGGTATTCGGTGGTGGTACTTATAGCCTGCGCGGGGGCGGTACTGGTCTCTGGATGGTGGAAGAAGCGGAAGGCCGGCCGGGAACTCGCACAGATGCGGCAGCATTGCCGCGACTACCATTCGTAGCCCGTGCGGAGCGATGATCGGTCGCCCCGCGCGAGGTTGTTGAACTCAATCTGACGTGAGCGCGACCGCTCTCACGCCGCCCGTTCTCCCCAATCGGAGTACTCCTCGGGTCGAATCTCGAGCTGCTGAAGCCTTCGGTAGAGCGTGGAGCGGCCCATTTGGAGAACATAGGCCGCGCCGTCTTTGCTGCCGTGGGTTGCGCGCAGTCCGTTCACGATCGTCTCGCGAACAGCTTCGATAACGGTTTTGGGAGCGGGCGCGCTCACTCGTTCTTGCCCCCTGCAAGTAAGAGAACAATGCCGGCGGCGAGGCCGCCGAACAGAAAAATCCGAACGTCAGACAGCAAACGGATGCGATTGGCTTCGGAGCGGCGGAGATCGCCCATAACAGGGCACTCCTGTTCTGAACAGAGAACACGGGGGGCGCTGGGTCGCCATTTCGCATCGGCCATTGCTAGCCTCTGCATTTGCTTCAGGATAGGCCGGAAAACTCTTAGTGTAAAGTTCTTCACGTTGTTCTCCTCTCCATTGGCCATTGGCTGCCCGCGTGCCGATGTAGGGTTGGATGGCACCGAAGAGTAAACCGAGAAAGCCCACCAGCCAGGCCAAGCGCAGAGTTCGGCGCGTGAAGGTCGCGCAGGGATTACTGGCCGGCAAGACGCCGGCGGTGATCGCGCAGGAAGAGGGGATCAGCCGCGCGACAGCTTGCCGCGACGCTGCTTCTCCCGAATGCCGCATCCTCATCGCGAAGGCCCTGGACGGGCGCGCGGTGCGTATCGAGTCGCTCATAGATGATTCCTTGGACGCCATCGCCGCGGCGCTCAAGGCCTGCGCGTTTCAGCTCGTCGTCACCGACACCACGAAGGGCGAAGGCGGCGAAGTGCGCACGCACAAGTCCGTGCAAGTGGGCGTCGACCACTACGCGCGCATGACCGGGGTGCGGCGCCTGATTGACCTCTGTCTCGCTGGGAGACCCACTCCGAAACCCGATGAGGGACCCAAGGAGCTGGAGTCGATCACGTTTGAGCAGTTCAAAACTCTCCTGGAGAAACACACCCGTGGAAATACAGGCACGGAATGAGTTGGTCGAGAGGCACCTGCACCTGGCCAGGGCCGTTGCTTCGGCTCTGGTGAGCAGGCTGCCGTCCAACGTGGATATCAGGGAAGACCTGGAGGCTGAGGCCTCTTTGCAGTTGATTGCAGGCGTGGAACGGTACGACCCGCGCCGGGGGGTTCCCATCGACCTCTGGCTGACGCGGTTTCTGATGTGGCGTACCAGGGAAATGTTCCGGCGGCGGAACCTGCGCGAGGCGAAGGCGGACCAGTTACTCGATACCTACGACCGCGCCGACCCCGCGACGCAGGAGAGGGACGTTGACCACGCCCGGGTGCGGGCCAAAGTGCGGGCCCGGATCAACGAGCTGCCTGAACGCAGCCGCAAGGTGATCGAGATGCGCTACGACCACGGGCACCGGCTGAAGCAGATCGGCAAAGACCTCAAGGTGAGCGAGAGCCGAACCTCACAGATCCACACGGAGGTGATGGCCGAACTGCGCGCCGATTGGAGGATGCAGGAGCTGAGGCGTGCTGCGTGACGTATGAGGGTCAGTACCTGACTGACTATGACGCGGCGTGGAACACGCACGCGAAGTGGTGCCGGCAGTGCCTCACCATCCGCAATAAGCGCGGCGTGCCCGTGCCGATGTCGCTCGGCCCGGCGCAACGCCGGCTGAGCGATAAGATCCGCGAGCTGCGCGCAGCGGGGCGGCCGGTGCGCATCGTCTACCTCAAGGCCCGGCAGGTCTGGGTCTCCACCGGATTCGCCGCAGAGGTCATGCACGAGGTGCCCTTCGCGCCTGGGCAGCGCGCGCTGGTGGTCGCGCACGATGAGGACAGCGCCACCAACATTTTCGGCTACTACAAACAGTTCCATCAGGCGTTCAAGCCTTTCGCCAGGGGGCTGCCTCCGCAAGCGCGGTTCAGCGAAGAGGGGCTGATCGAGTACGTCAACGGCAGCCGCATCGAGGTGGCCACGGCGGGCACGACGACGGTAGGCCGCTCGAAGTCGCTGCGCTTCCTGCACCTGAGCGAGTTCGCCTTCTGGCCGAATCCCAAGGTGCTGATGGATGGGCTGATGCAGTCCGTCCCCGACGATCCCGACACGATGGTGGTGGTCGAGAGCACCGCCAACGGCATGGGCGGCGAGTTCTACCAGCTCTGGCAGCGCGCGATGGATCCGGCTGTCGAGACCGAATGGGTGCCGCTGTTCTTCGCCTGGTGGGAACACCCGGAGTACTCGCGCGATCTGGAGTGCTCGCGCCGCGAGTTCCAGGAGTCGCTCGACGCCGAGGAGCAAACGCTGATGCGCGTGCATCAGGTGACGTTCGAGCAGCTCGCCTGGAGGCGCTGGAAGATCGCCAACGACCTGGGCGGCAGCGTCGAGTCGTTCCATCAGGAGTTCCCTTCCACACCCGACGAAGCCTTCATCGCGTCGGGCCGGCCGCGCTTCAGCCAGCCGCACCTGTCGCGGATGCCGGTCCGGGACGGGATGCGCTGCAACCTCGAGCTCGACCAGGACAGCGGGCGCGAGACCGTAGCGGTTGTGGCCGACGAGCACGGCATCCTCACCGTCTTCAAGCGCCCGGCGGAGCGGCATCGCTACTCGATTGGCGTGGATGTGTGCGAGGGCGTGGATGTGAACGCGATCGCGGGGCGCAGCCAGATCGGTGGGGAGAATCCGGACTTCTCCGTGTCGTGCGTCTTGGACATTGAGACGTGCGAGCAAGTCGCGCTGATGCGCTGGCGGTTGCAGCCTTCGGCCTGGGCGCGGATGAATTACCTGCTGGGGCGCTGGTACAACTGGGCGTACAGCACGCCGGAAGCCAACGGGCCGGGGATCGCCTTCCTGGAGGAGCTGCTGCGCCTCGGCTATCCACCCGGCAAGATCTATCACCGCGAGCCCGACCCGAGCGAGCGCTACAGCACCGAGGCCTCGAACACCCTCGACAAACTCGGCTGGAAGACGACGACGGTCACCCGGCCGCAGCTCATCAGCAAACTGGACCGCGCCATTCGCGACATGTCGCTGCAGATCTACGACGCGGTGACGCTGAGCGAGTGCCGCAGCTTCGTCATCAAAGCCTCGGGCAAGGCGGAACACGCCAACGGCTGCCACGACGATACCGTCATCGCGACGGCGCTGGCGCTGGTGGGCCTGGAGGCGGCGCCGCAGAGTGCGGACATTCGCGCGCAGCGCAAATCAGTCGAGCAGCTCGCCGGCCTCGGCGGTGTGCGTCGGTACGGCCAACGCCGATCAGAGGGTAGAGGTGCATTGATACGGCTTTGAATGTCCTGTGCAGAGGCGTGGCGCTGGCGAACGGGCAACACGATTGTGTGGTCTGCCATGGCGAGGGCTGGATCACGTGGGTGCGCCAGCCGCACGCCTGCAATTGCGTCTACCGCGCCGTGTTCCGGCTGTGCCTGGAGCGGCATCACCGGATGCGCTACGAGTTCAACGCCTGCCGGCCTTCGGTGAGCAAGCTGCGGCGCGGCGGCCTGGTGGCCGGCTACCCGAGCGTGGAGTACATGGCTGACTTCGAACTGCTCTGCCGGCGCGTCCTCGATCCGTGGCACCGGAAGTTGTGGCGGCTGTTCCACATGCAGGAGCGGGAGTTCACCGACTGCCTGCTGCCGCTGCGGACGAACCGGGGCGCGTTCTTCCACGGCGTTTACCGCGTCGAGGAGCGTGTGGGGCGGGCGGCGATTGAGATGGAACCGTACCCGCTTTACCCCTTCTCCGCCTACTTCGGGGGCACCGCGGTCGTGTTGATCCGCTCGCCAAAGGCGGAGGGCCGGTCCGTGTCCCACATTCAGGCGTTGGCCGCTTGACGGGCTGACGCCGATCAAAGGGTAGGCGGGACATGGCGAAAACGAAGCCGGGAGTTGGATTGGGCGCGCTGGTCGACGAACTGGGGGCGCTGGAGCCCAAGGTTGCGGCGATTCGACCGCTGCAGAAACGCGCGGACGCGATCCGCGCGGAGCTGAAGTCCACCTGCAGGAACCCGAAGAAGGGCGCGCGGTTCAGTGGCGAGAAGTACACCGCCGAGATCACGGAGCAGGAGGAGCGCAGAGAGATCCTCTCGGCCGAGGCGGTCTACAAGGCGCTGGGGCATGCCCGCTTTCTCGACCTGGCGGTGATCCCCGTGGGCGCCCTGGAAGAGGCGCTGCCGCTTCAGAAGTTCGAGCCGCTGGTCAAGCTGCGCCACTGCGGCCCTCGCAAAGTCACGATTCGACCGATCACGGAGGCTTAATGCAGAACGTTTCTCGGAACTGGAAGACCACGCTCAGCGGCATCCTCACGATCCTGCTGGGCGCGTTCGCGATCTACACGGACCATTCAAAGGCCGCCGACCCGACGACCATGAGCATGATCGTCGGCGGCGTGGGCCTGATTCTCGCCAAGGACGCCAGCGTCGCGGGCGTCGCAACGAACTGACATGCTCCCGGGCCAGCCGCCGCAGCTTCCGATTCCGCCTGCGCAGTCGCCGCAGCCACCCTTGCCGCCGCCGGATCTCCCGCCGCCGCCGGCAAGGGTTCCTCGCAAGGCCTACGCGCCGCAGATCGAGCTGCCCGACCACGAGCTGCAACGCCTGGCCAACCGGATCGAGGAAGGCTTCGAGGCGGCGCAGGTGGACCACACCGAGCGGATGGCGCGCTTCACTCGCGCCTATGCGCGCTGGCGCAACCGCGCCGAGCCCGCGGAAGCGGGCAAGGAAGACAAGGCGAATTTCCGCGTCCCGATGACGCAGTGGCAGACCTACATCAAGTGGGCCAAGGAGCTGGAGGCCATGTTCGGCGACGACGCCGAGATCGTGGCCGAGCCGGTCGGCCCGAGCGATCACCGCAGCGCCGAGAAGGTCGAGGCCTTCGTCAATTGGCGGGTCTTCAACTCGATGCAGTTCGTCTCGCCGATGGCGGTGTTCAGCTTCCGCAAGATCCTCTTCGGACGCGCTCACGCGCTGCTGGAGTGGGACCGGCGGACGTTTCGCGTGCCGATGGAAGACGGGGGCTGGGAAGACCAGGTCTGCTACGACGGCCAGGTGTTCAAGCCGCTCTGGCCCGACGACCTGGTGGTGCCAGGCGAGGACGCCGAGACGATTCAAGACTTCTCGTGGGTGATCCGCAAGTTCGACGCCACGCCCGACGACCTTCTGCACGGCGAGGATGATGGCACCTACGCCAACATCAGCGACAACCTGGATCAGATTCTCGCCTGGAGCGAGCAGCGGCAGCGGCGCACCTACGACGACCCGATGAAGCGCGAGGCCGACGAAGCCGAGGGCGTGGTGCGCGAGGGCAGCATGAGCGCGGCGAACACGCTGCGCGTGTGGGCCTGGTACGGGCGCTGGAGGCGACTGAAGGGCCGCAAGAGCGCGCGGCCGGAGAACGCCAAGGGGCGCGAACGCTATGAGAGCGATCTGCTGGTGTACTACCTGCCAGATTTGCGGCTGGTGGTCGGATGCCAGGACCTGGCAGAGATGTTCCCGACGTCGCCGGACCGGCGTCCGATTGTTGAGGCGGCGCTGGTGCATGACGGTAGCTACTGGTCGCCCGGGTTCTTCGAGCTGCTGGAATTGGTCGAAAACGAGCTCACTGTGGCCCACAACCTGGGCTCGCAGGCTGGGCAGTTTTCCGTGGGCCCGATCATTTTCTACGATCCGGCCAGCGGCTTCGATCCCGACAGCTTCGTGTATGAGCCGTTCGTCAGCGTGCCCGTCAAGAATCCTGCGGGCATCAACATCGTGCAGCCGAAGGCCGATCTGACTTACCCCATTACCGTAGGGCAGCAAGTTCAGGCCATCGGCGAGCGGTTGACCGGCCTGGATGATTCCAACGTGGGCCGCAGCTCCGACCGACCGAACGCGCCGCGCACCGCGCGGCAGTTCATCGGCCTCCTGGAGCAGGGCAACATTCGCGCGTCGCTCGACACGCGCATGATGCGCGAGGATACCGCCCTCATACTCCGGCGGATCTGGGCGCTTGAGCAGATGTATGGTTCGGCGCGGGTGTTTTTCCGCGTCACCGAGGAGGACGCCAAGGGGCTGTTCGAGACCAGCCAGGGCGGCGCCTGGATGACGAGCGAGGAGCGCGGCGGCCGCTATGACTTCAAGCTGAATTTCGCCACGTCGGTCTGGTCGCGCGAAGCGCAGAAAGAGCGCCAGATGACGCTCTACCAACTCGACCTTCAGAACCCGCTGGTGGTGCAGAATCCGCGGGCGCTGTGGAAGGTTACCTCCCAGGTTCACAAGGCGCTGGGCGATCCGAACTTCGCCGACCTGGTGCCGGAGCCGCCCGACATGGGCGGCCCGAAGACGCCGCAAGAGGAGTGGACCTTGATGCAGGAGGGCCAGGACGTCACGATCCGGCCCGAGGACCACGACGACCTACACCTGCTGATCCATTTCAAGCAGTTGGCCCAAGAGCAAGCTGGGACCGACCCGGACGTGGGCGCGATCCAGATGCTGAAGCAGCACATCACGGATCACCAGCGGCAGCGGCAGGAAAAGAAGCTCATGGGCGCGCTGGCCAGCGCACTCACCACGCAGATCGCGGGGGCGCAGCGGCCAGGGATGCCGATGCAGCCGGGCGCTGCCGGCGCGCCAGGCATGGACGGCTTGCAGCAGTTCCTGGGTCAGATGTCGGCAGCCGGGCAGCCACCGCAGAACGTAGCGCCGCCGCAACAGCCGGCGGCAGAAACCGGAGAAACACCGAACGATGAAGCAGGCCTATGATCCGATCACTGTACTGAACCTTTTCCCGACCTACGCCACGCAGGAAGACTACACGCGGGCGACGGGAAAGCCGTGTCCTCCCTGGACGCTCGACAAGCACCCGAAGTACTGGTTCGATCCCAAGCCGAAGAAGATGACCACCGGGCCGGATGGGACGGCGTACACCATGTACACCAACAGCTTTCTGGGCAGCTTCGACCCCGACACGCAGGCGCCGATTTTCGAGTCGCTGATGCTGAGCCTCACCGAGGCGGCCACGGTCAACATTCCCCCCACCGGGACAGGCGAGACGAACGTGCCCGGCGCCGATGCCAACCCCGTCCAGTGCCCATCGAAGGCCCTCACCGCCAACCAGCAGATTGTGCGCTACGGCGTGTTGCAGATCCCCGCTGTCCGAAACCTGGACGTGCCGCTCCCCAGCGACGACGCAAGCAACTTCACCAACGCCGACCGGGCGCTGCTGGTGGGCATCGCCAACAAATTGCAGGTGCAACATTGCGAGCCGTAGGCGATCTTCCGAAGCTCCACAGCACCGGGCGCGAGTACATGCCGCCGCCCCTGCCGCGATCCAGGATGCGGTTCGTCGGCAAGCGCAAGAGCGTTCTCGAAGAAATCGGCGAGCTCGAGCCGGAACGCCTGGCGGGCTTGCTGCGCGCCTACCCGGTGGACATGCACGAACTCAAGCGGCTGTTCGTGCAGTGGGCCACGGCGCATGACAAGGGCCGCTGGCCGTACTGGCTGGAGGCCTGGCTCGACTTTCGCACCGAGGCGCTGACGCCGGCCGTGCTGAAGGACATCTGCGCGTGAAGATCGCGACGCACGCCGAGACTCCCCTTGATGGGGTGGACCGCGAGCACCTGGAGCAGACGCTCCGGACCCGCGGGTGGCAGATCATCGAGCGGCGACTCGTGGCCATGCTGCAACGCGAAAGCGGACGTTGCGAATCGACCGACGATGAGTTGTCAATCCGGCGGGCGCAAGGCGCCGTTGCGGCGGTTCGCGAAGTACTCGCCCTGCCGGCGGGCATCCTGCGCGAGATCAATGAGCGGCAGCGGAGGAGGGGCTGATGCTGAGGATCAAAGCGGGGGCGACTGGCGCGCGGTTGAGCGGCTTGCGCGTTGAGATCCTGGCCGCGCTCATGGTCGCCGTCTCTGTCTACGACAGCGCCAAATGCGACCTGCTGCTGACCTGTGGGACGGATTCGAAGCACATGGCGACCAGCCTCCACTATGTCGGCCTGGCGATTGACATTGCTCTGCCTAACGCCGTGCCGGTGGAGGTCTCCGCCATCAAGCAGGCGCTGGAGTGGGCGCTGGGCGACGACTACGACCTGGTGGTGGAAGAGGACCACTGGCACATCGAATTTCAGCCGAAACGCGGCGTGAATTTATGAGGGGGCTGGTGGCGGCCATCCTGCGCCTGCCGCACCGCTGCCGGTTCTGCGGCAAGTTCTACCCCATTGAGGAGTTCGTTGGGGGCGGCCCGTCGACCGGCTACTGCCTGCGCTGCTATGGCGACCTGGCCGTCAAAATCGCCCTGCTGCGGGGGATTCGAGGCTGCCAGGAGTGCGGGGCCAGCTTCGAGCTGCTAACCGCTCGGGCGGCTGGTGCCGATGTACGGATGCGGATGTACGCCAAAGACGGCGTTTGGCAGCTCCTCTGCGGCGCCTGCGGCGATTCCTACGAGCGAAAGCGCTTGGACATGTTCGGTTCGACTCCGTACCAGCTTGAACGCGATGCGTGAATATGCCTTCTGAAGTCGAGGAGTTGGTCCCAGCAGCAGACGAGATCGAGGGCGGGCAGCCTGCGGCTGACGATCCCTCACTGAACCCGCTTGACGACCGGATCACCGCCGATGGTGATCCCGCGCCACGCAAGGAAGCCACTCCACCCCCAGGACCGGACAAGGAAGTTCGGCGGCTCGAGAAGCAGCTCGCCCGGGAACGCACCGCCCGGCGGGACGCGGAAACGAACGCGCGGACGTGGTACGACCGCCTAACAGCGGCTCAGAGCACAGGGAAGCCGGCCGCCGAAAAGGTGGATCCGGAACTGGCGAAGGAAGAGGATCTCGTCGACGCGATCCAGAGCGGCGACAAGGGGCGCATTCGCACGGCGCTGAAGCAGGTTGGCCTGGCCACCGTCGATGATGTGGAGACGCACATCTCGCGCGGCGTCGAGGCCAAGATGGCGACGGTGACGCGGGACGCGGGGATCTACGACCGTTTCCCTGACATGCGCGACACCAAGAGCGAGCTTTTCCGCACCGCGCAGCAGATCTACGCCAGGCGCATGGACGCCGATCCGCACGCCAGGACCAACCCGTTTTTCATGGAGGACTGCACCAACGCCGCGGCGATGGAGCTGGGAGTTGCGCCGAAGCGGGCGGGCGCACGCCTGCCGAAGTACGACGGCGTGCTGCCCGAGGGTGACGACGACGAAGAAAACGACGAGCCCGAGCTGGTGGGGCGCGGGAAGGGCGAGGAGCCCGAACAGGAGCGCGCCGACCGCATCAAGAGCCAGGCGGCCGGATCGGGACGCGCCAGAGGGCCGGCACGAACCGGCAGCGACGACCGTCTGAGCTCGCAGCAGCGCGAAATCGCGCGCAAGTTCGGGCTGACCGAGGCCGAATACGCGAAGCACGCCAGGCAAGGCGTGCGGATGGCCGGGCGGCCGAGGTAACGATGGCAACCACCAAAAAGTCACATCACGGCAAGCCTGCGGGGGCGGGTTCGTTTGTTTCCCCTTCCCCCGCCGCTTCCTTGACGATCAACGGCAAGCCGATCCCTGCGGAGTTTGCGCACGCGATCGCGTTCCAGTACACGGACCAGGGCATCGAAGAGGCCAACCGTGGGCGCGTCCTGGAGAAGGGCGCGGGCGTGACGGTGATCCGCGCCGAGGGCTTCGACGCTGACATGGAGCACCGGCGCGACGCCGGCGACGGCAAGATCGACATTTTCACCGCCCCCGATCCGCTGAAAGAAGCGATCGACAAAGTGCGGGAACCGGGCTTCAAGTACAAAGCACTGAGCCCGAAAGTCATCGAACGGCGTGGGCTGCGGGGCTTCGAGGTCTGCAGGGACCCGAAGACCGGCCAGGCCGTGACGATGGCGAACATGGTGGTGGGGCGGATGCCGAACGCAGTCGCGGACCAGCGCAACAAGCACTACCGCGACATCGGCAATTCGGCCCTGGCGGAGTCCGAAAGGCATTTCAAAGCGCAGCAGGAACAGTTGATTCAAGCCCGTGGCGGTGTGGGACTCAGTGTCCTCAGCCCCGGCGAATCACTGCACGGCGCGGACCTGGGCGGCCAGGATCGCGACGTCACCGTTGGTCTGCGTTCTCAGCGTGGCAACAGCCACTTCATCGAAGAAGCGGCGTAAGCCGCAGCTCCGATTCCAGCCGCAGCGAAATCAGACAGAAGGAGTGTGTCTATGGCGAACGTGAACAATCCCTTCGGCCTGCGCTCTCTCGGCGTCACGCTGAGCGGGGGCGCGCCGCAAATCGAACTTTATGACAAGGTCGTCGGCTACGGCACGGCGGTCTTTCCCGGCGATGCCGTCAACCAGGTGGCGGACGGCTCGATCGAGAAATCGGCGACGCCAGGCTCGACGCTGTTCAGCGGCGTGGCACTGGACTACGGCGCCGCCCTCAAGGCCACGGATCACCTGGTGATCGTCAGCCCCGACGCGATCTTCGTGACACAGTGCGACGACGATGCCACCGGCCTGGTGGCCGCGGATCGCGGCCTGAACTGCAACCTGATCCTGGGCGCGGGCAGCGCGACCACGCTCAAAAGCGCTCACCAGCTCGACACCAGCACCAAGCAGACCACCAGCACGCTCGACATGAAGCTGCGGCGGCTGTTCGGTGTTCCGGACAACGCCTACGGCGAATGGTCCCGCTGGGAAGTGGTGTTCAACAACCACCGCAACGCGATGGGGACGACTGCCGTCTAGCGGAAACCCGCGAAGACTGAACAGGAGAAGACACAGAAATGATGATCAGAACTCAGTACCCCGACCTCTTCTTGGCGAGCATGTTGCCCGCCATCAACGCCAGCGTGATGAAACGGTTCCAGCGCGACGCTCCGGTCTACTCGCAGGTGTTCCGCGTGGAGACCAGCTCGCGCTCCATCGAGCAGCACAGCGAGATCACCGGCCTCGGCAACATGGTCGAGATCCCCGAGGGCGGGGACATGCGCTACGACTACAGCGTGCCCGGGTTCGACAAGACCTTCGTGCACAGCCAGTTCGGTTTGGGCTTCAAGGCCAGCCGGCTGCTGGCCGACGACGACCGCTTCGGCATCATCAAGAAGCTCTCCAGCGAGCTGGGACGCTCCGCCGCCGAGACCATCGAGCTGGCGGCCGTCAGCGACTTTAACAACGGCTTCACGGCTGGCTCTACGGCCGGCCCGGATGGCGTGGCGCTGTTTTCGACCGCACACCCGATGGTGAAGAGCGGCGCCACGCAGGCGAACACGCTCAGCTCCGCCGCCGACCTGGACATCGCGTCCCTCGAACTGGCGCTGACCGACTTCCGGCTGATGAAGGACCCGGCCGGCAAGATGATCCGGTTGGAGCCCAAGCAGCTCATCATCCCGGCGCAGCAGGAGTTCGCCGCCGCCGAGATGCTGAAGGGCACGATGCGGTCCGACACCGCGAACAACACCATCAACGCCTTCAAGAACCGCATCGGCATGGAGTCGTTCGACTCCATCCTCGTCTGGAAGTACCTCAGCGACGCCGATGCCTGGTTCATCCGCGCCGACAAGGAAGACATCGACCTGATCTTCTACTGGCGCGAGCGCTTCAACGTGGTCCACGAGGTTCACTTCGATTCGAGGACGATCAAGACCGCTTCCTGGATGCGGTTTTCACACGGCTGGTCCAACTGGTACGGCCTGTATGGAGTTCCGGGGGTCTAAGCGGCCCTGAAGACAGATTGACGGGGCTGCCTGCGCGCGGCCCCTCCTCTGAAAGGACACAAGGAAAACCACCATGGGAATCACGAAATTTGACATTCTCCAGGCCAACGCCTACTTGGGGGCGATGTTCCCCTCGCGGGGCAAGGACATCTTCGTCCTACCGAGCAGCGGCAAGGACGGCAACGACGGGCTATCGCCGTACACTGCGGTGAAGACGCTCCCTGCAGCTCTCGCGCTGGCCACGGCCAACCGGAACGACCGGGTGTGGCACATCAGCGAGGGCAACTCTGCCGCGCTGTGCACGGATTACCAGTCCAGCACGCTCGACTGGAACAAGGACGGCGTCCATTTGTACGGCGTGAACAGCGGCGTGAGCGCTTCGCCGCGCAGCCGGGTCAGCCTGCTTGCCGCATACGCCACCGCTTCCAATCTGTTCACTGTCTCGGCGTCCAACTGCCGGATTCGCGGGATGGGGTTTTGGGCGGGAGTCGCCAGCGTGCTGCCGACCGGCTGCGTGAAGGTGACCGGCCAGCGCAACCGCTTCGAAGGTTGCCACTTCGTCGGCATCGGCGCGACCACCAACGATATTGCGGCGGCCTACTCTCTGAAGCTCGACGGAGCCGAAGAGAACGAATTCGACCACTGCGTGATCGGCACTTTCAACACGGTTCGCGGCGCGGCGCTCAACAGCGAGATTCTGTTCGACACCGGCGCGAAGGAGAACCTGTTCGAGAATTGCCGCGTGATCAGCCAGGTCAGCCACGCCAGCAACCACGTTCTCGTCGAGTTCGCGGACGCGACCAGCGTGGACGGGTACAACTACTTCCAGAACACGAAGTTCCTGTACCAGTCGGCGAACTACGGCGTGGGCGCGACGGGCGTCATGCGCATCCCGGCTCTGACGCAGGGCTACATCCTCGTCGATGAGCGCTGCGGGGCGCGGTCTGACTCGAGTGCCGTCACCGTCAAGTGGGACGTCAACGACAACAACAAGATCGTTCTGCTGGGCGCGGCGACTCCGGCGGCCGACACCACGGGCGTAGGCCGGCTGGTCTAGGCCGGGCCTGAGCTCGCTGACGACGCGACCGTGAGGAGGATCGACCGATGACGGGACAGCTTCATTTCAAAATCGCCGCCGGGGCGTCGCTCTCGGGGGCCTGGATGGTGGGGAACCGCGTGCCTGTGCGCATCGAGATGCCCGCAGCATGGGACGCGGCCAACCTCACCTTCCAGACCTCGCATGACGGCGTCACCTTCCAGAACAAGTACGACGGAATGGGCGCGGGGGCGGAGTTCACGGTAGGCGCGGCAGCCGCGCGCAACATCGACCTGAACCCTGCGGATTGGATCGGCGTGCGCTGGCTCAAGATCCGCAGCGGCACGGCGGGCACGCCCGTCACGCAGAGCGCGGCGCGGGACATCTACCTCATCACTCAGGAGGTGTAGCCGTGGCCTCACGAGCAACCCTACAAGCTCCGCGCGTGGTGCGCAGCGGGCTGGTGGCCGGCTGGCGCATGGGCTGGGACAACCTGCTCCGCTGCGCCTGCGAACTGGATAACACGACTTGGTGGACCGGGTCCAGCGTCAGCGTCACGCCGAACTCGGTAGCCGCACCGGACGGCACGATGACGGCTGACACCATCACGCCGTCGAGCTCAAGCGGCTACCTGTTCCAGAAAGACACGCGCTGGAACTACGCCAACGTGGTCCTCACCTTCAGCGTTTGGCTGCGGGTGGCCAGCGGGACGAAAACCGTTACCATTGGCGGGCTGGACAATGGCGGCGGGCGCTTCACGAATAACGTCACGGTGACGACGACGTGGCAGCGGTTCTCTACGACGGGCTCGACCACCTACTCAACCGAGTTCTGGGGGGCCTTCATCCAATCGCAGAACAACACCACGCCGTTCTATGCCTGGGGCGCCCAGATGACCGAAGGCAGCGCCGTGCTGGGGCTGCAAAGCAACGGCGCCGCCCTGACCATATCCGACTTCAGCGGCCTGGGCAACAGCCTCACCGTTCCCGCGACTCCCTACAACCCCTACACGCGCCTGGCGGGCTTCAGCTTCGTCGGCCAGGCCGGCGTTGATCCTCACGACTACGCCGACGCGGCGGTGGAGTCGCTGAGCGGGGTCAAGCTGCTCTGCTCGAGTGCGCAGGCCTGGACGGCGGTCGTGGCGGCGCAGGTGCCGGCGGCGCAGCCGCGCGTCAGCTTCGGGACGCTCCTGGGCCGCGCCAGCGACACAGCAGCCAGCCGCACCTTCGAGCTGGGCGCGACGAACACCGGCCCGGCCTTCTTCGCTTACCTGCGGGGGAGCCTGACCGCCTTGCCCGCGAACGACGCGCTCTGGCACGTCCACACGATCCGCTGGGACGGGGCGAGCGCGAGCTATTGGATGGACCGAGGCGCGGCCGTGGCCTGCAACGTGGGCGCGGCGGCCGAGGAAACCGGGCAGCGGATCATCGTAGGCGGCCGAACCAACGGCACCAAGAGCTGCATGTCCGGCATGGTCGGCTGCGTTCTGGTCTACAACCGTGCGCTGGGCGAGCGCGAGATCCACCGCAACTACAAGGCGCTGGCGCGCGAGCTGAAACCGCGAGGGGTGACTCTGCTATGACCTGGGGCGAGATCCGGCTGCTGCTGGTGCGCTTCCGCGCGGGCATTGACGTGGCTCAAGTGACCTCCTGGATGCAGGCGCGCTATGAGCTGATTCTCGACTTCCACGCCTGGAAGGGGCTCGAGGTCGAGACCTACCTGCAGACGGTCGCGGTGTATCAGACGGGCACCGTCAACGTCACGCAGGGCTCGACGGCGATCACCACGACGGGCACCTGGACCGGCTTCACCGGCCGCAAGATCCGCGTGGGCGGGCGCAGTGAGTTCTACACCATCACTTACTCAGGCTCGGCCTGGTCGCTCGACCGCGTGTACGAAGGCGACAGCGACGCGGCGGCGAGCTACTACGTTTTCCAGCACGTCTACGCGCTGCCCGCCGACCTGAAGACCCTCACGGCGCTGGACTCACCGGACACCGGCCTGCCTTTGGCGGACTGGACCCGGGAGCAAATGCGCGAGGCGGTGGGGCGCGGGGCCACGCTGGGGCGGCCCGCGGCCTGGGCGCTGACCGACGCCGGCGACGTGGAAATCTGGCGGGTGCCGGAGGCCTCGACGGGCATACCGCTGCGCTACATCAAGACGGCTCCGGCCTTCACCGGAACGAACACGCGCGACTCCCCCCTGTCCTGGGTGCCGGCCAACACCATCATGGAGGGAGTGCGCGCGGACATCCTCTTCGCGCTCGAAGACTACAACGGCTCCGACCGCAAGGAGCGGGCCTTCGCCGAACAGCTCGCCACGATGATGGGCAACGAAGCCATTCGCAAGGGCCCGCGCCCGCTGCGGATGGCCAGCGAGTACACACACCACCGGGTAGAGCGCGGCCTGCCGCGCAGAGGGAACTTCAGACTGCCATGAACACCCCAAAGTATCCACTGGCCGCCGTCGCCTTGAAGGACTTCGGCATCGCGCGCAACCGCGCCGAGACCACGCTGCTGGCGGCGATCACGTCGGCCTCGCAGACCACCTTCACGGCCTCGGGCAGCGGCTTCGCCGCGCCCTGCTTCGTCACCATCGACAACGAGATTCTGGCGATCTACGACGTGACGGGCGACACCTTCACGGTGGGTTATGCGAGTTCGGGCAACGTGGACGGGCGTGGCTGGGACACGGCCAACGGCGGAGGCGCGGCCGCGGCGCACCTGCTTGGCGCGAAGGTGCGCATCCTGATCGACGCGCAACCGCTCAACCAGGCGTCGGTTGAATTGGTGGAGATCGAGAAGAAGCTCTCAACCGAGTTCATCAGCGTGCTGGACAAGGGCGCCGATCCTACGGGCAGGACCGACTCCACCGCCGCCTTTCAGGCCGCCATCGACGCGCTGGACATCAGTACGACCTACGGCACGCTGCGCGGCACGCTCTACATCCCCAAGGGCGAGTACCTGATCTCCAGCATCGTGCTGAAACCCCGCATGACCATCCAGGGCGACACGAGCGTGATCCGCAAGACGGGCTCGTCGACCGACCCGATGATGTACCTGCCGGATCTGGGCGTGTTCAGTCCGGACGTGATCCTGCGCGACTTCCAGCTCTTTGGCGATCCGACCATCGTGCATGACGGGATCTTCCTCGATGGCCGGGCCTCGGTCGCCGGCGGCATCAGCAACGTGCTGGTGTACTGGTGCGGCGGCAACGGCATCCACCTGGACCAGGCCAACGTCTATTACCTCCGCAACATCACCGCCCACGCCAACGGCCTCAGGGACATCTTCATCGAGCACTCGAACGACGTTTGGATGAGCGACATGACGACGCAGGGCGGGTATGCGAGTGACCCGATCCGGTGCTCCGTCGCGATCGTGGAAGCCAACACCTGCCAGGGCATCTACGGCAAGAACTTCCATTTCGAGCAGAACGAGTCGGTGCCGCACCTGAAATTGAACGGGGTCAGCGGCTACGACTTCAGCCAGTTGTCGCACTACTTCATGAACCCCACCGGAAGCCCGCGGACAGTCCCGGTGGTCATCGACATTGTGAACTCGCACGGGCAGATCCGCGAGAGCACGACCATTGTGAACAACGGCACGGTGACCATCACCGCCCACATTCACGACTACCTGGCGGGGACGTGGGACGACTACTACCCGAACTACCCCGTTACGGTGACCGGCTTCTACGGCGCCGGATCGGTTGGCTGCTGGTCGCGGCAGAGGGACGTTGCGACCCAGTGGGGCAACCACTACATCGCGGCCAAGCCCCCGGCTGCCGACCTCCCGAACTACTACTTCGGGATGTGGCTGGCCGGCAACGCCTGGATCTTCGGCGACGCCGAAGGGCCAGGACTGGGCAGCAACCTGCGGCGCAAGGCGGACAATACCGGCTTCGAAGCGATCGACAAGAGCAAGCCTTGTTGGGGCGTGATGTGCAACTACCTCAACGACACCATGACGGTGTTCCGCGCTCCTGCCGGCGCGAGCTTCGTGCCGGCGACGATCTTCAAGATTGAAGTCACCGGCGCCGGCGCGAAAACCTTCGTCGGCGCGATTCCCGGGCAGACCGGCAACGTCTACGAGGTGCGCAACGAAGCGGGTTCCCCGGTGTTCGCCGTCACCCCGGACAGCCTCACTCACGTGGCGGGGTTCAAGCTGGGGGCCGCGTCGGTCACGGCGGGGACGTTTGCCGTGCCGTCCAACGTGGCCAGCATGCGCTGCGACGCCACGGCGGGCCCGGTCACTCTCAGCCTGCCATCGGCGGCCACGGTGCCGGGGCGAGTGTTGTGGGCCAAGAAAGCCGACGCCAGCGCGAACCACGTCACGCTTACGCCAGCGGGCGGCGAAACCATCGACGGGGCCGCATCCTACGTGCTGGCGACGCTCTGGAAGTACGTGCAGATTGTCAGCGACGGCACCGCCTGGATGATTGTCGGGGCGAACTGAGGGGCCATGAAACTGGAGGATCTGCGCCAGCTCGCGTACCTGGACCTGGACGAAGATCCGGCCAGCCCGAGGTACTACACGGACGCCGAGGTCCGCGACGCGCTCAATGAGGCGGAGCGGTTCTTCTGCCTGCTGACGCTCTGCCTGGAGACGACCCGGCCTTTCGCGCTGACGCCTGGCGTGCGGTTCTACCCGCTGCTGCGCGAGTGGCACGACTGGATTGCGCCGCTGCGCGTGCGCTTGTCGAGCGACGTGGCGGAAGGGATCACCGCGCTCGACGACGGCGTCACCGCCGACACGGCCATGCCGAACGAGCAGGCGCATCCGGGCCTGGTCGCTTCAGCGACGCCAAAACTAGCCCCCTCGACCATGAGCGAGATGTGGGGTCTCAATTCCGACTGGCTGACCGCCACGGGCTACCCTGAGCGCTACGGATGTCTGGGCTTCGATCTGCTGTTTCTCGACAAGGTGGCGACGTTGGGCGGCGTCAAGCTGCTGATCACCTACGCGCGGTCGCCGCGGCCGATGGTGCTGGACACCGACGCGCCCGAAATCCTCGAGGCCGACCATCACGCGCTGGTGGATGGCGCGGTCTCGCTGCTGCGGATGAAGGAAGGCGGCGACGAGCTGGCTGGCGCCATGGCCGGACTCGGCCGCTACCTACAGGTGGCCGCGAAGCGTGCGGCCCAGGTGCGGGGCCGCAGCCTGGCGCAACGCTACGACAAGCTCCCGCTGGAGCTGGAACGCTACGACTTCTCGCGGCTGCTCAAGATCCGGCCCGACCTGGCGCCGCATCGCAAGGGGGTTCCGAATGGTTGACCTCAGCCTGTGGCTCCCTGCTCTGTGCGCCCGGCTCAACGCCGCCGGCGTGGCCGACCTGGTCTTCTGGACCGAAGCGGAGCTGTACCAGCGCGCCACGGGGGCGCTGCACTCGCTGGCGCGGGAGAGCAATCTGTTCTGCGAAGCCTGCCCGCCGATCACGTCGGCTGAACCTTTGGTGCCGATCCCGGCTGAGCACCTGGCGCTGTTTCTGGTGGCGCGCGACGGAACCGTGCTGACTCCGGCCAGCGTGGCGGAACTCGAGGCTCTGGATTCCGACTGGGAAGAGACGGCCGTCTCCGGAGGCGGCAGCGTCACGCACTGGGTGGGCGACTACCTGGGGCTGCGCTTCCTGCGCTTCTACCCCATCCCGGCGACCTCCGCTGACGTGCTGCTGGTGCGCGCGTGTCTGCCCTCGATCCCCACCGCCAAGTCGGCGGGCGTGGCGATTCCCGCGCCCTTCGCCGACTACCTGGCGCTGGCGACGCTGCGGGACGCCAGGGCGAAGCAGGGCGACGCGCGGATGCCCGAGGTCGCGCAGCACATCGACCAACGCCTGAAGCTCTACGACCAGGTGGTGCAGGCGTATTGGGGGGGCGGGTACTGATGCAGACCCAGAGCGAACAGCTTTTGGCGGGCAGCCTCAACCTGCTGCCTCCCGCCGACCAGATCCCCGACCAGGACGCCATCGCGCTCCAGAACTGGCGCGCCGACCAGGCCGGGGCGCTGCGCTCCCGCAAGGGGAGTGCCGCCGTGCTGTTCAGCGTGGCCGAGACCGTGCGCGCCATCTTCAAGGCGGCCGGCGCGACAGTGCGGCGCTACTACGCCGCGGGCTCGATGATGTACCGGAACTCGTCCGCGATCGCGGCGGGGCTGGAGCTGCACCCTCCCAGCATCGCCAGCATGAACGGCTGGGCCTGGATCATGAACCGGGGCCGGCAGATCAAAGACGACGGGACGCACACCTACGCCTGGACGCCGGCAGCTCCGGATGCCGCGCCGACTGACAGCACCGCAAGCGGCGGATTGCTTAACGGCGACGTGAGTTACTGGGTTACCTGGGACACCGACGCGGAGCACGAATCGAACCCCTCGCCCGAGTTGGCGCTCACCGCCCTAGTGAATCAGAAGGTCACCATCACCCGGCCTTCGGCAGTGCCCGACGCGCAGGTTACCACCTGGAACCTGTACCGCATGGACGACGTACTGCCCGAACCGTACAAGGTGAATTCGGCGCCGATTCCGCTGGCGACGACGACGTTCCTGGACGATGGGGCAACCGGCACGCTCTCCGCCGCCGACCTGGCGGGGCGCGGCGAGGTGTTGAGCTTCGACCACGATCCGGCGCCAATGGCGCGCGGCTGCTGCCAGTTCCAGAGCAAGATGCTGGCCTGGTCCACGGCGGAACATCCCAACCGGCTGTATTGGTCGATGACCGAGAAGCCCTGGTGTTTCCCCGGCTCGGCCGACGAAGAAGAGGGCAACTGGACGCCGGTAGGTGAAGAGGATGAGGAGTTAGTAACGGTCGCCGACTTCCCCAAGTTGGCCATCCTGCTCAAGGAGCGGTCCATTTACCGTATGGTGGGCGATCCCGACGAAAGCTGGTCTGAGATCGACCGCATCGCCCCCGACATCGGCCTGGTGGGTGAGAAGGCCTGGTGTCATGCCGGCGGGCGCGTTTACCTGCAAGGCGGCGAAGGCATCTACCGCGTCGACGGCGAGACCTGCGTCAAGGTCTCGCCCCAGCTCGACCCGATCTTCAAGGGCGACGCGCTCTGGTTGGGCGCGCTGCCCGCGCTGCCCATCAACCCGGATCCGGTTATTCGGGCGCTTTCGTCGATGGAGTACATCAATGGGCGGGTGTATTACTCCTACGCCGACAGCTCGGCCACGCTGCCGAACACGACGCTGGTGTTCGACGAAGCCGGCAACCGCTGGTATTCGGATTCCCGCGCCTTCGACGCCCTCTACTACGAAGGCCAGGGCGGGCTGCTGCTGGGGGCCATCCGGGGCTCAGTCTTCCCGCTGGAGTCGGGGCTCACCGACAACGGCCTGGCCATCGACCTGGTCTACCAGTCGCGCTACTACAACCAGCAGGCGCCCAACAACGACAAGACCTACGTCGATCTGACCATCGAGCACAACACGGGCGGGCGCGTGCTCACCGTGCTGGCCTACCTCGACAACGGCAGCCGCGTCGTCAACCTGGGCACGATTTCGTCCTTGGTCCGCACGTCTACGCCGTTCCGCTTTAATGAGGGCGACGGCGAGACGGCTCGGAACGTCTCGATCCGGCTCATCAGCAGCGGCACCGGCAGCATTGACGCCGAGATTTTCGGGATCGGTTTGCAGTATTATGTGAACCCCCCTGACGGGCTGACCTGGGACTCCGGCAAGGTGACGCTAGACCCGCTCAAGGTGCAGCAGGTGGACTGCGTCGCCTTCGACGTGGAGGCGACGGCGGGCGCGGAGCTCGACTGGAAGGTCAGTACAGACCTCCCGGGCGACGAGCTGCAAGTGCGGGACAGTGGCAGCACCGGAGAGGACGGCACGGCCACCATCCGGCGTTTCACGATGCCCCTGTTGGCGGTACGCGAGGCGCGCTGGCTGCGCGCGGTGCTGACCTCGGCGAAGCCCTTTCAGATTCGCGGCGCCTACATCCACGCCCGCACGATTGGGGTCTACCTGGCCGGGACCCAGGACGTCTATCGCAGCGATCAGCTCACGCTCGGCACGGCGATGCTCAAGCTGTGGCGCGAGATGCGGGTGTACTGCGACACCGATGGCACGCTGACCGGGACGTTCCTCACGGATCTGCCCGCCGAGAGGATGGACGCGCGAGCCTCCGGCCCCCTCGACACCACGGTTACGACTCCGGGGGCGCGGTGGATGCGGTTGCGGTTCGACGGCTCGACGCGCGGCCGCGCGGGTGAGGTGCAGCTCCGCGCCAGCGCTCCCGCCCGGATCTACGCCCTGCAGGTGCGCGCCAAGGTGCTGGGGGCGGGCCTGACGGGCTGGCAGTGGGTGGACGTGCCCCTCGCGGAGACTTCGCCGGCGTTTCAATGGGTGGCGCTCGGGGGAGGCTCTCAGTGAACAAGCAGACGCTTGTGGAGCTGCCTGCCGGCACGCTGCCGGATGAGGCCCTGGCGGTGGTCAACGACCGCATGCGCCGCGTCGGTGGACGCCTGGCCGAACACGCCACAGCCTTCGACGATCTGCCCGTGATTCTCAGCGGAACGCACTTCGAGCGGATCAACCTGCACCAGGCGAAGAAGTACCCGGTCGATTCGACCTTTTGGGAGACGGATCGCAGCTCGCAGTACGTGCTGCGGATGTACGGCGCCATCAAGGCCTGGTTCTACGAAGAGGGCCTTGCCCGCGGGCTGCGCGCGGAACGCTACACGGACCTGAGCGCCCTGGACACAGATTTCCGCTTCTACGCGAAGGACAACTACGTCACCTACCGTTGGACGGGCTCGGCCTGGGAACCAATGCCAATGGTCGGCGTGATCGCGGTGGACACGCACGCCAACCGCCTGGCGAAGTATCCCGCCACGGACTACCCAGTGGCTTCCCACTTCCGCGAGAGCGATCGCGGCGCGCTGTACCGCAACACGGGCTCGGCGTGGGTCTACGAGAGCGGGATCATGCGCACCGCGACCATTGCGGACAAGCCCACCGGCCTGGGGGCCAACGATGTGGGCTTCCTGTGGTTCACCGCCGACTACAAGCACACCTGGCGCTGGCTGGGCAGTGCGTGGACGTATGAGGACGATCCCAGCGGCGTGTTCCTGTACACCGACTCCGATCCTGGAGCGGGCTATCACCTGTGCGATGGCTCGACGGTCACGCGCACCAGGAGCGACGCCACGACGGCCAGCGTCACGCTGCCGGATGAGACGGCCGGCTCGCTCCGCAAGGGCGCAGGGGCCTACAGCGGGACGGTGAATGCGGCCGTGGCGGCGAGCCTTACCGGCGCCCCTGGCGCGGCCTCCGCTGGGACGCCAGCGGGAACGGTCTCGCAGCCTTCGCTCACCTTGGATTCGTACACGCCGGCGGGGACGGTCTCGGCTCCGACGTTCACTGGAACGGCTCTGGGAACCCACGTCCACGAATTGCCGATGGACATCTCCAGCACTACCGTGGCCAGGTTCATCGTTGGCTCCCCGTTCGCATCGTCCGGGTCGTCTCACATGGCCAACAGCAAGGTGACGACGACGCCCGACTCCACGAGCGCCTGGACGATCCAGAGCGGTCCAACGGCTGCCGGGACTCCAGCAGGCTCGGTGTCGGCTCCGTCCTTCACGGGGACGGGGGCCGTGCCAACGGGCACGGTTTCGCAGCCGACGTTCAGCGGTACCGCGATGGCGGATCACACCCACAGCGCCGGGACGCTGGCAGTGTCGGGGGGCTCGGAGGCGAATTTGGAGGTTTTGCCGTACTTCCGCTTGTGAGGGGGCTGTTGCCGATTGAAGGAAGAGGGGGATATGGGGATCACGGTCGCATCGCCGTTTCCGGCTTGGGCGCTGCCCCAAGTGTGGGCCTGGATCGAGTCGTTCCGAGACCGCGTGTGTGACGACTACGCCCCGAAGTCCCTGGATGAATTCCTGGCGGAGTGGGAACAACGGCAGCCACGGGAGCGGAGCTGGGCGGTCTACGAAGAAGACGAGATCGGCGGCGTGATCGCCGTGCAGACCGTCAACCCGGATGCGGCGCTGTGCCGCTGCTACTTCAAGCGGGCGGCCTGGTCGACGGCGGTGGTCGTGCCGGCGCTGCGGGCGGTCTACGCCGAGGTATTCCAGGGCTCCACGGTCAAGATCAGCCTGCCGGTGTTCGAGGACAACTGGGATTTGCGGCGGCTGGCGCTGAACGCCGGCGCCGTCGAGGAGACGCCGAAGCATCGGCCTTTGCGCGACGCGACCAGGCGCGACGGGAAGTTGATCGGGGTTCGGATTCTATCGGTTTTCAAGGGGGTGAGCCATGGGGTTGCTTGACACGTTGGGTTCGATCGGGGGGGCGATAGCGGCTCCTTTCACGGGGGGTCTGAGCTCCCTCTTGATGCCCGCGCTGGGTGCGGTGGCCGGCGGGTTGAATAACCGCAGCACCTTGTCGGCCGGGCAGAAGGCGGTCTCCGGCTCGCTGGAGGACCAGCTCAACTCGATCATGACCGACCCGAGCGCCGGGACGAATCCCATGCGCGTCGCCGGGCGGGCGCAGATCAATAGCCTGTACGCGGGCGCGCCGGACCAGATCGCGCGCCAGATGTACGCCCGCGGCTTCGGGGCCAGCGGCAAGGAGGGCAAGGCGGTGATTCAGTCCGACATGGCGCGGCGCGGCCAGATGTCGAACCTGGAATCGCAGCTCGCCGAGTACGCCCTGCAACGCCAGCTCGCGGCGATGAAGATCGCGCAGGGGTACGTCGAAAGGCCGGTGGGCGGGAACGTCGCCGGCGGCGCGATCTCGGGGGGACTCCAGACTCTCATGGCGATGATGACGGCCAAGGGCGGGGCCGGCGGCGGGGGCGGCGGGCTGACGGTGAACAACCTGCCGACCTGGAACGGAAGCGCTGGGGGGCTGACGCCTTACCAGCTCTCCCCTGGCTACGGCGTGGACTACGGGGGGTAAACCAACATGCCAACGAACAACCCGATCATCGACGGGATCATGGACGGGCTCCTGATCCGCGAGCACATGGCGAAGATGACGCAGGACCAGGGCGACTACGAACACCGCATGGCGGCGGACCAGCGCGCGCAGCAGGAGTTTGAGAACAACATCGTCCAGCAGCGATGGCAGCACCAGCACCAGCAGACTCAGGACCAGCTTCAGGACATCAACACGCGCCTGGCGCTGGGCACGAACCCGGGCCTGATCCAGGTGCAGCCAGGCGAGGACACGCGCACGGTGCAGTTGCCGCTCGACGAGACGATGCAGAAGGCCTACGGCGGCATCCCTGCGCTTTCGATGAGCGTGCCGATCGACAACACCGTCGAGTATGGCGGCCGGCGCTACGCCATGCGCAGCGCGGAGGAACTCGAAGCCGACAAGATGCGCGATCTGAACGCGACCAGCGCGCTGAAGCTGAAAGACACACTGGCGGCGAAGAGCCTGGAGCAACAGATGAACCAGGTGTATGTGCCGGGCATCGGCTACGTGGACAAGAGCGTCGCTCCGAGCTTCATCAACTCGGCGTCGCGGGAGAAGGAGGGCGCGGCGAACCGAACCAACGCCGTCACGGTCGCCAACATCCGCGGCTCGGCGACGCGCGACACAGCGGCGCGCCGCGACCAGTTGACCCCCAGCGGGGTCGAGTCTGTCCAATCCAACATCCGTAGGGATTTGGCCGCTCAAGAGCGGGCCGAAGCGCCGCTGGAGCAACTGCGCCAGCGGATCAAAGCCAAGGGGGATGGTAAAGCACTCAACTACACGACCTTCGATAGAGACGGCCTTCCGGCTACTGTCAGTCTCACGTCAGAGGAGGCCACACAACGGCTCGGGGAAGTGGAGAACTCGCTGGCCGGGATTCGCAAGAAGAAGGCGCAGATCTACCAGCGCATGCTGAACCACGGCTTCATCACTAGCGACGACTACGAGCGCATGGTCGGCGATTTGGGTCTGCCACCCGAACAGAAGACGCCCTCGCCGGCTCCCCAGTCGCACGCGCCCACAGCCGCTCCCACGCCGGCGCCGACGCCTGCGCCGAAACCGGCGGCAGCTCCGGCGGCCAATCGCCCCGCCAGCGCCGCCTCAACCGCGAGGCCGCCGCAGGCTGCGCTCGACGCCATTCCGCCCGGGCAGACGGCGACGTTCCGCAATGGCCAGGTGTGGACGAAGAACGCCGCTGGCCAGGTTACCCAGATCCAACCGCAGGCCCAGTGATGCCGAGCGAATGGGACATCGTCGATGTGTCGAAGCCGCCCGCCAAGCCCGACCCTTGGGCGGTCGTCGCGATCTCCCCATCCGCCACGCCGGCACCGCCCGCCGCTGACTCGAGCCCCAACGTCCCCGGTGCCGAGAAGACCGGCCTGCCCGGTCTGCCCGCCATGCCCGTCTCGGTGACCGAGGAGCCGACGCTCCTCGAGCGCATCGGCAACGTGTTCGGTAAGGGCGCGCAGAATGCTGCCGACTTTCTGCTGCAGAACGCCAAAATGGGCATTGCGCCAGGCGCGCCCGTCGCTGCTGCGGCCCCTCCGCCGGGAATTACCGCGAAGCAGGCGACGCAGGCGGCCAAGACCTACGAGACCCCGATGCTCCCGGTCTCCGAGTTACTCCCCGAGAGTCCCAACGACGGGAACGTGACTAAGTTCGCCAGGGGGGCGCTCCAAGGGGCCGAGGGGCTGACCACTCCGGTCAACCTGGCGCTGATGGCGGCGCTCGGCGCGGCCGGAGCTACGGCCAGGGCGTCAGTTGAACCGGCAGTACAGCAAGGCTGGCATTTGGCCGACGCGGCGCTTTCCGCCTACTTCTCGGGCCAGGCCGCGCACGGATTGTATGGTGCCGGCAAGGATGCCGTGGAAGCGGTCGGCAAGGGCGACTGGGGCAAGGCCGCGACCGACCTCGGTTTGGGCACGGTGGACGGTCTGATCGCCTACTTGGGAGCGCGCAATGCCTTCAAGAACGTGCAGGGCGCGGCGGAGATCGGCCGGACGCAGCGCATTCTCCAGGAGAACCTGAACCGGCGGGAGGCCGCGCGGCGTGCGGCTGAACCCAAGCCTGCCACGGAGTCGATTCCGCCTGCTTCCGGCGCAGTTCCCACCGCGACGCGGCTGCTGCCTCCTGGGGAAGCGCCCGAAGCCAAGCCGCCAGCGCCGCCGCCTGAACTGCCGGGAGGGAAGAAGCTGCTGGCCCCCGGAGAAGCGCCGCTGCCCGAACCGCCGCCTGAAGTGCCTGCCGGATGGCAGATCGTCAAGAGCGAGCCCGCGCCTGAAGTCGAGCCAGCGGCTCCTCGCTCGGGGAGCGCGTGGCCGCAGGGGATCGCGCCGCCCGTGGGCGTCGAGGTGTTCGACCGCGCGGCGGAGCTGGCCCGGAGCCGAGGCAGCATTTCGCCTATCGTGCTTCAGCGTGAGCTGGAGATTCCACAGCTCGAGGCTCAGGGACTCTTCCGCCGCCTCATTGGCCAGGGGGTCGTCGACCGGATTGGACGCATCCCCGCGCCGCCGGAGGATTCCGGACCGGCAGCGGCCCCGCCCCAGAGTGGAGCAGCCAAGGGCGCGCCCGCGATCCAGCCGAAGCCCGACTCAGTCGATTACTACGACCAGGCTGTCAGCCTGGCGCGCCAGAACGGCGCGATCAGCCGCACCGGTCTGCAGAACGCGTTCGGCCTGAACCGGGACGACGCGCAGTCGCTGCTCAGCCGGATGATCCAGGGCGTCAACGGCGAGCCGGGCGTGGTCTCGCCGAACGGTAGGTTGATCGCTCCGCAGAAACCCGCTGTTGCGCCGGGCGGCCAGCGGGAGCTGCCGCTTGTGGCGCAGGGACCGGCGCAGGCGAGCCCGGAGAGCCCGGTCGAGGCTCCTCCATCCCCCGAAGCTCCCCCGCTTCCGCCAGCGGCCCCGCAGCCGCCGCAAGCGACGCTCTACGACCGCGCCGTCGAGTTCGGCGCGAAGTACGGCAAGGTCAGCCAGGCCGGTCTGCGGCTGCACCTGGGCATTAGCGCCAGTCGCGCCGACTCGCTTCTGACGCAGTTGTCGCAAGCGGGAAAGATCGACCCGAACACCAAGAAGTGGATCGGCGGCAGGACCGCCCCCATCGGCAAGCCGGCTCCTCCGCAGATTCTCCCCATAGACAACCGCCCGCCCATGACCTCGGCCCAGCCGGGCGCGCCCGTGACTCCGCTCCCGGCGCCGGCGCCCGCGCCCGCGGGCGATTTCGAGGGCGCGGCCGACGATCTTCCGCCCGAGCGGGTGGGCCGCACGGAAGAGGTCAGCACGCCCGAGGGGACGAAGGCGCAGGCGCAATGGCGGGTCGTCGATCTCGCCCACGACAACCTGCTCACGTCGCACAGTTACGCCGGGGTGGAGAACCCGGAGTATCCGCAGGAGTATCAGAACCGCGACCGCTCGCGCATCGCCAGCGAGACGCAGATCCGCGGCATCGCCGCCAACCCGGTTGCCAAGCGGCTCAGCCAAAACTACCTGACGAGCGAGGGCGCGCCGATCTACGCCAACCGCGACGGCCGGCGGACGGTCATCTCCGGAAACGGGCGGACGGAAGCGATCAAGCTGGCCTACAAGCAAGGCACCGCCGCGGGCTACCGCGCGGGCCTGCCCGAGGAGCTGACCGCCGCCGGGATCGATCCGAAGGTGCTCGAAGGAATACAGCAGCCGATGCTGTCCAGGGCGCTGGTCGGCAAGATGCCGCTCGGCCGCATCGCCCGGGAATCCAACGCGCCCAGCGTCGCCGAGCGCAGCCCGGTCGAGCTGGCGCGGGCGGATGCCAAGCGCCTCACCGGCGCGCTGATGGAAGCCTTCAAGCCAGGCGAGGACGGGCGGATCGTCACCACCGAAAACTGGCCCTTCATTCAAACCTTCTTCCGCGAGCTGCTCACCGCCGCGGAGCGGGGGAAGTACACGCTCGGCAACGGCGGCATCAACCAGGCCGGCATCGCGCGCATTCGCAACGCGGTTTTCGCCAAAGCCTACGGGGAGTCGGCCGCGCTCGAAAACGTGGCCGAGGATCCCGACGACAATGTGCGCAGCATCACCGCCGCCATGCTGCGCGCGGCTCCGTCGTTTGCGCGCGTGGGGGAAGGCGTCGCCGCGGGCACGCTCCACGATCTCAACATCGCGCCCGACGTTGCCGCCGCCGCCGGCAAACTGTCGAGCCTCCGCGCGCAGGGCACCACGGTCGAGGACTACCTGAACCAGGAGGAGCTGTTCGCGCCCGAACTGTCCCCGCTGGGCCGCGAGATGCTTCGCGTCTTCGGCGTCCACAGCCGCAGCTCCGCCCGGCTGGCGGAGATTCTGACTAACTACGCCAGCGCCGTCGAGGCGCTCGGCAGCCCTCAGCAAGCCAGCTTGCTGGGTGATACAATTCCGACCAGGGCCGAAGTTCTCGAGGCGGCAGTCGAGGCCACCGAGGCGAGAGCCAAGCTCCTGGCTGAGCAGCGAAAGGCCAAGAAAGATGTACAGTCCCAAGCACGTAACGACGCGGCCGGCAGTGGTGGCGAAGTTGGTGACGTTGATGGACAAGGTCCATCAGGGCCAGACCGCGCAGCAGATCCGGCAGGAGTTCGAGCAGGAGCAGAAGCTCCGCCAGTTCAATCCGCCCCCCGGCAGCAAGCCCCAGTAGCGCCGTCGCCCCGACCTCTAGAACCGCAGCAACCGCCCGCGGCTACGACTGCGGCCTGGCGAGCGGGTGCTTCGGCGTTGCCTATCGACGTTCAGGAGATTCGTGATTGGTTGCGGGACAACGAAGGGACCGGGAAGCCTGCGACCGTTGAGTACGCGAGGCAGTACCTGGCTGGGGCGGACTCTCAGGCCCGGCCGATGCCGCAAGCCGAACCGGCGGCGCAGCCGAAGGCGGAGGCATCCGCACCTGCCCCGCGCTTGCCCCACGAGCTCGCCAGTGCGAAGCCGAACTATGCCTTCGGAGCGAAGGAGTTCGCCCTCGATTTCGAGAGCGACATCGACAAAGCGGCTTTCATCGCCGCGCAGTTTAAGCCATCGAAGGCCGATGCGCAGTACGTTGGCTTCGTTCGCCAGGCGACGGGGCTGTCGACGCAAGCGGTTCGATCCGCCGGTGTGCGCGTGCGCTCGGCCATCAAGGAGTTGGCGCGTGACGCAGAACCGGGAGTGCTGCGCGTGCCGGACGTCTTGGGGCGGCGCCTGAAGCCACCAGGGGGCGAGACATTCTTCGCCCCGAAGTTGAAGGATGCCCGCGGCGCGCGAAGCCCGCAAGAGTACTTCGCCGCGGCCGACTCCCGATACGAGGCGTTGCTGCGGGATCGACCTGGCCATATTTACGTGAACGCCCCGGCCCACGGGTTAATTGTGAGCGCGCTGCGCCACGCGGGCCTTCCCGCGCAGAACTTCGCCGGCCTCACGCTGGGACCGGCGGATGCCAACTTGCTGTACCGCGCCCTCGGGGAGTTTGAACAGACCGAGCAGGAGCCCGGCGTCCGCGCCGCGATTGGTCAGATGCGCGCGGCCATGCGCCAGGCGGCTGGCGAGAGCAAGACTCTGACTTTCGTAAGGAGCGGCCCCGACGTCTCCGCCATGGAACGGCGGACCGCGCGGCGGGAGGAGGAATTCCATCGGCAACAAATTCTGCGCACGCGCGGGAAGGTGCTCGAAGGTCATGTCGACTCACAGCGCCTCAGTCAAAACCAAACGGTTCACAAAGGCCTGAGGGCCATAGAGCGTGACCGCCACGAGACCGGGCAGCGCGCTTATGTGGAACTGGCTGCGAGCTTGGCCAGCGGGCAGTGGGGAGATCTCGGGCTGACGCGAGAGGAGGCCATCGATGCGCTCCACGCTTACATCGGCGAGATCGTCCGGCTCCACGGAGACCAGGCAGGAGGTATTATCAACCATGTCCACCCAGCAATCCGAAACGCTGTCCAGGAACGACTGGCGGCATCCGGACAACCTGCAACAGTGGCTGCGCGAACGCTACGGCGACGGCCAGGTCACGACGCCGGGCCAGGTAGCGGCGGACAATTTTACCGACCTCTTCGAGGCGTACCGGAGGGGCGGCCAGAAGACCTTCCGAGCCAAGTTCGATCAGATCTTTCCGCCCGAACAGCACCCGTAGAACACGCCGGGCCCGGAACTCTGGACCTATTCGGAGAAGAGGCCAACCAAACCAGCCGCGAAGCCGCCAAGAGCGATGCCGCCAAACTCGAAGCCGACCGGCTCACCGCCGAGTTCGGCAGCGCGCTGAATCGCAATAACCTCCGCAAGAAACTGAAGCCCGGCGAAAAGCCGCAACAGGGCGACCTGTTTGGAGGGATGCCGGAGAAACCCGCGCAGGGCAAGCTACTGTTTCAGAAGGGCGGGACTGGTCCGCACGGTCCGATCTTCACCGAGTTCCGGCATGACGCCGCCGGCGCGATCGCCAAGCTGCGCCAGGCGCAGAGCGGCGAAGCCGTGGCGGCGCTGCACCATCCCGCGGTCGGGGACATTGATCTGATTTGGGGCGAGAGCGGCACTAGTCCGGGAAACGGCTACGGACTGGCAAAGCTGGCGAAATGGCATCCGGAAATCCTGGACAACCTGCAGGAGACGCTGGACACGATGACCGCTGCGGCGCGCAACGAGAACACGGTTCAATTGGACAGCGCGACGCACCACGCTGTCGTCCGCAGAAATTGGAAAGGGAACCCTAAGACTTGGCTGCTAACGGCCTTCGAAAAGAAGCAGCCGTCACTAGCCGGAAGGACGATGGACATTTCCGGCACGCGAGAGGCGCGGCGGGATGACACAGCTCCCCCGCCGAGTGGCGGCACTTCCAGTATGGCCCCAACCGGAGAGGGCGGCAAGCGGGAAAAGACCTCAGATTTCTGGAAAGACGAGAGCGGCGAATTCGACCTGGCGAACCTGCGGGCAGGGCTGCGCGAGAAGTTCGGCGAAGCGGCGAACCAGGCCAACTACACCGGTCTGGGAGCCAAGGACATATTCCTACGCAACTTGTCGCAATTGGAGAAAACTAGCTCCGCGGGCCACGCCGCAGCGGTCCGTGCGGCCGCCAGCAAGGGACAAGTGGCAGCACTGCTGCGCGCCGCCGTTCCGCGCATCGAGGCGGCCATTGGCAAGCGCGGGCCGACGTGGACCGAGTTCAGAACGGCGTTGATCGAAAGCCGGCTGCGGGGGATCCGCGAGCGGTGGCGCGCCATGGCCGAGCAGGCTCTCGACATGAGCCCGGCGCAGATGCAGGCCAGCTTCGACAATGGCGTGCTGACGCTGCTGGAGAACATCCAGGACAAGCGAGGCCTCGGGCAAGACTTGGCCGAAACCGCCGCCGCGATGTTCCAGTCCGCGCAGGAGGGCGACCTGGCGCAGAAGAAACCCGGAGAGCCCGCCTACCCCGTGCTGAGCGAGGGCCCCCACCTGCGGGCGCTGCGAGACTTTCTCTCGACCACTTACCTCGACGCGGCCGAGTCGGTGGCCGAAGTCTTGCCGGATGAGTTCTTCCATCGTATTACCAGCAGCCCTGGATTTGCGCGCGGCCTCGAAGCGTACCGCGAACTGCTCGAGAAGCCGATGGCCGACAATCACGCCCTGAACGAGGGCGTGTTCAGCGATGCTCTGGGCCCGGTGGGAGCCTACTATCCGCTGGTGCCGGTCACGAGCGCCGAGGCGGCGCAGGCGAAAGCCCCGGGAACGACCTCAGGCTACCGCAAGCCGCGCAACATCTCCAATGATTTCGCCACGGGCCTCGCGCTCCGGTACGACGCGGGAATGGAGGCGCTGCGCAACCGCTTGACGCGAGCGATCAAAGCTAACAACAAAGCTGCGCTGATCCAGACGCTGGAAGACGAAGGGCTGCTGCGGAAGATGCGGCCGAACGAAGTAGCGGGGGACGTCATCAACATCGGCGGCGAGGATTTCAAGGCCGACTACATCAAATCCGAAGGCGTATTGGTTCCGACCTGGCTCCGAAAGGAGCTGGTTCCGATTCTGGAACTCGAAGGCCGGCCGCACCAGCTGGTTCAATATGTCAACCAGGTGATGCAGGTGTTGAACAAACTCTCTCTAGTGGGGCCGCTCAATCTCGTTTACCATGCCACGAACCTGCTGGGGACTTTGACCTTCAACACACCTTTCATCCCCGGGTCTGTCCTGGGGGAGAAGGTTGGCAACTCGCCGTTAACAAAACAGTTCTACGCCCTGGTGCGCATCCTTCACACCGACCCCACAACCGCGGACGCGGTTGCAGACATGACCGAGATGGCCAAGGTGGGCGCCTTGCCCGACCGCTTCGGCTCGGAGACCTTCTCCCAGCGGTTCGCCGAGCAACTCGGCGCCGAAGACAAGATGTGGAGGTTCGAAGTGGGCGGTAGGAATCTGGCCCTCCCGAAGAGCGCGGGTCCGATCCTCTTCGGCCCCAAGGGCATGGACATTCGGGCGCGCCTGCTGATGTGGCGGATCGCGAAACAACTCCAGCCGCAGGGGAACCCGCAAAGCTGGGCTAGGTCCACGAATCAACTCGGCGTCTACGTGCGTGGGATGCAGAGCGACATAGAACGCGCGCTGAAGGCGAGCGGTTTCTCTCCGTTCTTCACCGCCGGTTCCACGATGGTGCGCAACGGGATCAACGGCTTTCTGGGACGTGGCCCGATCACGAGCGACAAGTTCAGTTATCGACTAAAACAACTACTGACGGGGGGGGCCCCTGCGCTCATCGCCATCTGGGCTCTGATCAACAAGGCGTACCGGGGCAAGTGGCCCTGGGAAGAGCCAAATTCGAAACTCTTGGCGTTCGCCGTGAAGCCGGCCGACCGCAATTCCGCACTGGGCCGGGCGCTGTGGGGCTCGAAGCCGGGCACGGCCTACGTGAATCTGGCCTTCATCAATCCGTTGCTGGCGCGCGGCCTGCGCGCACTGGGCATCATGGACGCCTACGAGACGCGGCAGCTCGGCGGGTCGTTCGATCAGATCACGAAAGCCGCAGTAAAGGGATCGGCGAATGCGTTTATCGGGCCGGCCGCCGGCCCTCTGGTGCGGACCGGCATGATCGCCGCGACGGGCCGCGAGCCGTATCTGACGGACGTGCAGGATGTGACCTTCATGCGAGCGGCGGCGAAAAAGCCGGGATTCCTACGCAGTCGCGTCGAGTATGGCAAAGAGGCCGCGCTCAGCCTCAATAATTTCTTTGGCAACCTGGCCACGGCTACTGGGATCGGGTACGAAGCGGAGCGCGCAGCGAAGACCGGTAACGCTGCGTTGCGGATGCTCACCGATCTGGCTGCACCCCGCCTGGTGGGAACGGTTTCGGATCAGTCGGCCAAAGCGAGACGGCTGGCCAACGAGCGCCGGGCAGCGGCGCGGGAGCGGTGATGCGATGCGCGGCGTGACGCGGCGGGCCTGGTTTCTGGTGCTGGCTGGAGTCCCCCTGGCGGCGCGGCCGTCGCTGCGCGATGAGGTCGCGATCGCGGGCAACGCGCACAGCGTGCAGTATGCGGAATGGACGAAGGCCATGAACGCGCACCGCGCCCCCGGGACTGTCGACGCGCGGGTAGTGGAAGCCTGGGGCCCGCTGCCGGAGCTGTGGCGGCGGCTAGAAAAGGCCTGGCGGCATTGGATGCTGGGGAGTTGAGGCGATGAGTGCGAATCCGGAGATTTACATATCGATTGTGCTGGGCCTGATCGCCGTCGCGGGACAGCTCTGCAACGTGATCCTGAACCTGTCGATCAAGGCCGCGATCCTGGCGAGCGAGAAGGCCGCCCGCGAAAAGGTCGAGGCCGACTTCGTGCTGGAAAAGACGTGCCAGGCCCGAATAGTCTGCTCCCCGCGGCGCGACTACGCCTGACGGCCGGCGGCGAGTTCCCTGCCCTGGGCTTCGCGCTGCATCACGTCAACGCCTTTCGGGCCTTTGCCGCTTCCCTTTCGCGAACCGCCGCATACGTGATTCCGGGCTGCTTCCGAGCGTACTTCCTCATGAGGTCTATGGCCTTGTCGAGGTTGGCGACCGCGCGGTGCTTGTCCCCCCTGTGCTCCTTCCAAATCTGTGCCCGATACATCCGCAGTTTACGCAGCGTTGCGTCGGCGAACGGGATCCGCTCGCCTGACTGGAGGACGATACGGCGCGGCACCGAAAAGCCGAGAGAGAGTTGGAGATCCGTCTCGCCCCGGACTTTCAGGCGACGGGCACGGACGAGCCCGGCGAGCTTTTCAATGATCCACTCGCGGGAAAAATGCGCGATCAACTCCGGGATGGAATCGTACAAGGTTTCGGCAACCACGCGACTTGGCGCGGTCGCCTCCGCGTCCCTGGCAGCCATTTCAACGGCGACGGTTAACTCCTCGGCGACGCTCAGTCTTGCCATCTCGTGCTCCTCTTGGGGTGTTCGAGTGACTCCGCTATCGCGTGGCTCTTCCGCCACAAGTTGCAGGGCGAGGCTTTGTCGTTTATTTTCATTGGTTCGAGCCCTCCATCAGCTCGTCGATAGCTCAGAATCCGCCTCGATGACGTGTTCGCAAATCGATCGAATCGGGGCTCCCGAAGGGGCCACGATCAAAGCGTTATCTAGTATTTCTTCCAGTTGTTTGGCGAGAACCGTCTTTAGCATTTTCCACCTCCCTTGATACGCCCGCTTGGGCGTTCGTGTAGCTTTTCCGCCACGTAGTTGCTGCAGATCACTGCTTAGCCTTCTTTCCCCATCGGGCTTGTGCCGCTGCCTTGGCGATCTCCTTGCGCCGTTCCGGGCTCAGTTTCGCCGTGCGCATGGCAGCCAGGCCCACCGCGAGAGCGTTCCTGGGCGGGACCTGCTTAGCCTCACGGCTTGGCTGAGACTTCGCCCAGCGGGCCTTGGCGGCGGCTCTCCCAATTTCGCTCCGCCGCTCGGGCGGTAATTTCGTCCGAGTTTTCTTCTTGCTCATCGTATCGGCAGAGTAGCACAACGCATATGCTAGCGCAAGCACAAAAGCGGTCGATAACAATAATGTGCTGCCTCAGTCACAGCCACAAGCCGCAGCCACCGTTCGGTTGCCGCGGTCGGCCTCGCGGCGCGGGCAGGTCACGTACTGCAAGCTGCTGCGCGCAGCGCGGCCGAACCGCACCTCCGGCGGCTGGGACCTCGACGGGGAGTTGCTACGTCCGGGCGCAACGCTCAAGGAATGCGAACTGTGGCCGGCGGC